TTTAATCCGGAAAGGATTTATTGCGCTGACGTTGAACTTCCACGAATCGGTACTGGTGTGACCAGTTGCCGTGTCCCAATCAACCTTGATACCGGATTCCAATTCGGTAGCCGTGGTTGACATGGTAACGCCTGTAGTGTACCCACCGAAGTTACAACTCGCCCGCCACTTGTAGGTTCCTGTGGCGGTGGCCTGTACCTCGTAACACCGATCCGCTGTGCCTTCGTAGACTCCGGTAACGTTAATATCGTCTTGACCGGAACCCGAGAAGTCTATGGCACCAGCGGCAGGCATACTCGACCCGCCCCTATGCTCGGCTGTATAGGTCTGCCCAAAGGCAATGCCCGACAAAGCCAGAAGCATAAGGAATGTCATTAAACTTTTTATAAACTTCATTTTAGTTTCCTCATAAGAAGTTTGGTTTCAGTTAAACGCTATTAAGAGGTTGGTGCCGCATGAGGCAGACCTCGGATAACGGTAGCCATAAAGATACCGCCGCTACTTGTACTGGTGCTGGTCATTACGGGACGGACGTACCGTTTGTTCCCAACATAACCTATCTGCTGAGTTCCCTCCGCAGATGAAGTGAAACTCGAAAGAGTTCCTATTTGCTCGGATGAATCAACGTCCGTATAGGCAGAATCATCATCCGACTCTTGAATCTTCAATGCAAAAGTGCCATCGGTGACGGCATCATTGCTTTGGAACAGAACCATAACCCCATCATAATCCCGAACATCAACGCCAGTTCCATTAGTCGTGGTATCCGAGCTAATGGTCTGCGGGTCGATGGAGATGGCTGCCAAAAGATTTTTGCTTATATCACGCATCTGAAAATCTCCTGTTAAAGTTAAAAAACATACGGTTATGGTTTTATTACTGGATAAGAACCATCTTGATTGCCTCAAAGTTGGCTACATCCGCACCCGTGCGTTTTACCGAATAGAATAAAACGTGGGGCTTGGAACTGTACGGATCACGGAGAACCGTGATGCCTTTACGGTCAACAACCGTATAGGCCGCTTTCCAATCAGCAATAGCAACTGGAAGCGTTCCGTTCGCATCATCAGCCATGTCGTTGAACTCAATCATCGGGCGGCCCAGTAAGGACGAGGGTGCCCCGGCTTGCAATCCCGGCTGGAACACGAAACGTCCCTGACCATCCTGAATCTTTGAGATCGTGGCGAGGGTATTCCTGTTAAAAGCCCAAGTCGAATTCATTCGGTAAGGGGCTTTCAGTTTGTAAAGAACGCCAACCAAGTCCACATCGTCCAGCGTATCATTAGCCGCCGTGGTCAACCTTTCAATCTGACCGGGATTCGTGGTGCCTGCATCGTAAGTGGTAAAACCCCTCGGCTGTCCAGCACCCGTTCCGGTAACGAAAGCGGTGTTTTCGAGTCGGGAGAATTTATCCCCTTGCTTGCCAGCAAGCCACGCCTCAACATTGATAACGGCATCATCCAGAATTTTCTGCGATGCTTTAGGCATAGCGGAAAGTTCGTGAACTGGAATTCGCCTCAAACCGATTTCGGCAGTATCCGTAACCGAACGGCTTGCGACCTCGCCTGACCATCCACCCGCCATATCATTAATATCTTCCATGATGTCCAGCGCATCGGAGCTGATTGACTCGACCGTGCATACTTGGCGCATCGGGGAAGTTTCAAAAATCTTTTTAATGATTTGGGATGAATGTTCGGGGGATACCCAGTAGCCACCATCAGGGTCATGACCGACCGTTAGGTCTTTCTGCTCCTTGGACATATTCTCATATCCCCAAGGAAGAATGATTTCCGACTTCACACCATGACGGATGAATTCTACCATCGCCTTACTATATTTTTTATCATAGTCGGACTTGTCCTCTTCATCGTTGTCATTTGAGCGGGGAACCTTCAGGTCGGCTTCCATCTTGGATAATCTTTCATCCATTACCTTTTCCAAACGCTCGGCATTGTCTTTGTCCATCGACATTCCAGCTATGTCGTTCGCCATCCTGTCGATTTTCCCTGAAAGAACCGGATCGGAGCGATCCTTCTTTAAATCTTCCATTTGGGTGCTAACCGAGGATTTGAATTCGCTGAAAGCCTTTCCGGTTTCCTCGATCAAACCTTTAATTTCTGCAAGTTCCATTTTATTACTCCTTAAAAATTTGCAGTTAATTTAATTTTTAAAATTCTCAATCAATGTTTCTAACGCTTTTCCAATCTCCGAGTACCCGTTATCGGGTTGCTCTTTTCCCGAGTGGTCGTTATCGCCCTGCTCAAGGTAGGCATACGCCTCCAGCATATCGCAGGCCATTGAGGAGGCCTTGTGAGATATGCCGATGTCGTTTACCAAGTGGTTATATACTTCCTCAATTTCTTTAACCCGCGTCACCGATGCCTTTGGATTCATCGGGAAGGTGACAACGGAGTATTCCAGTAGATTCAATTCCTTTAAAACCCGAATGTCGGGCTTAGAGTTGTGCGGTTCCGATTTGATAGTCTGGTAGCCGATAGATAGCCCCATCTTTGCCCCAAGCTGTTTTGCAGTCCTGATAAGCGAATGGCGCTCTTTAGCTTTCTGGATATTCAAATCCAGCGCACCGAAAACTTTAAGACCCCTTCTATCCTCTTCGGCTTTTTCATTCCACCCAATTTGTGCCGTGGGATCGTGGGAATCCAGTATCGGTACGACACCGTTATTGGTAGCGATGGTCTTTGCGAACGCACCAACTGCCACAATATCGTTACCGAGATCAATGTTCCCAAAAGTAGAAGCGTAACCATCAAACTTCCCTTCATCGGAAATTTCCTTTACATCAAACTTGAACGCCTTGATTTGTTTCAACATAATCCTCTCCTACTATTGAATGATATAGACCATCCCTGCGAAAAACAAGTCCTTTAATTTTCCCACCAGCCCATTCGATGTTCCCCACCTCTTCTAATCCTATCTTATTGTGGAAGCGGATCGACTCTACATTGCTGGCCTTTAGCGTTGCCCAAAGGTCGGCGGTACCCACTATGTCCCTTATAAACTCCATTGCAATTTTTACAGCCATCCCGTTTCTTTTTTCTTTATTCGCTATCTGGTGAATAACACAATCGCCTTTCACCGCTTGGCATCCCCCCATTTTTACCTTCACCTTGTACTTGCAGAATACAATCACCACCCCATCGGAAAAATATATTTCGCCCGCTTCGATTCTCCTCTTCACCTGATCCTGACGGAGATAGGTAAAAATTTCCTTGTACTGCATGAGGATTCCATAAACCTCATCGAATTGGTCAGGCTTGGCAAACATCGTTTACCTCCCGTTTTGAAAGTTTCCTTCCTACCAGCCACACCAGCGTTTTCACTTTTTTAAAATTGATATTTTTAAAAAGCCACCTGTACGCTTTCGCCTCATAAAGCGGGTCGAGGTAGAAGCCGTTGATCCTTTCATTGAGTTCTTTCGAGTATTGCCCCCCGAACTGGTACAGCTCGTATTCTGTTTTTAACGGTGCAATTTGTTTATCGATGCGCTTGCGCCTGTCGGGTCCTATTTCTATACCTACAATACGTTTAGGGCGCTTGCCGAATTTAGCAAGCCCACGCAGAACGCATGAAAACTGGATGCCGACACCAACTGGCATTATTAACAGGTCGAGGTCATCGGGGATGTTTTCAACTTGGTCGGCATTGGTATCGTACATGAGGTCGGGGTAAAGGTTTATGTTTTTATCGAAACAGGTTTCCCAGTAATTATTTTCCGCTATGATGTCCTTGATCCTCGATTGAATTACCGTGTTCATTCCAGTTCCCGATACGATTCTTATTTCTGCCCCGTAATGCCTCGCCAGTTTCATCTGGTCGTGGCGGTGCATCGTTTCCTCTTTCAACCCGCCAACGGCAACGATACATTTAAACCCGTATTCTTTTGCGACCCTTGCGACCACAGCCCCCGTAGGCGAGTGTACGGAAGCCGAAACGATGACCCCTGAATTATGCTCCCTCCTTATTTTGTCGCCCAGAACATCAAACAGTTTTATCAACTGGCGAACCTTGCCCCCGTTGACATCCCCGTAAGGGCAGAATATATCATCCCTCTTAAACCAGAGATAATCAATTTTTTCTACTGGTGTCAATTCAAAGGGCATAATAAATCTCTCAATCCTTTTTTCGATTCGATGTCAATAACCAGATGAATTCTTTCTTCCGTCCCACCGTTGATCGCACGGTGAGGCTTGCGGGTGTCGAGATACCACGCTTCCCCGCACGCCATCCGATACTCTAATTCATTTCCGTCCCAATCCCAGTTCGTGAACACAACGTCCTTGTTGGTTACAAGCGGGAAGTGGATTCTCGCAAGCCTGCCATCTGCAATTCCCGTGTCCTTATCAACAAGGTCGGTGTGGCGTTGCAACTCCCCATCGTTTTCTGCCAGCGACATGAACCGAATCCTGTGAACCTTCCCGCCGTTGAGCATTTTTATCAATTCGTCCACCTCTGGGAAATCTTTTCGGAACTTGGTGTTTTGCAGATTGAACGTTACGCCCGACATTTCCTTCTGCCATTTTTTACTCATCTCGGAAGGCTTGGTGATGAAGTGAGGATCGGGGAGATAGCCCCGAAGCGACAATGCCGACCACGCATAGCTCTGGTTATAATTCGAGTAATGGGTTTCAAAGTATGGGTTGATTCGCAACAGGGTGGAGAGAATATTACTGGTGAGTTCTTTTACCATCGGCTCATCAAGGGTTAATCTTGAAAACCCGATTTTTTCCCAGTAAGGAAGTTCGGTGATCTCGGGCGGTGCGCTGTCAAGCCCCGATTTATAGTACACGCCAGTTATCTCCCCGAACGATGAAACCTTTATGCCCACCTTTTGAAAACCGGCAAGCTCTGCGATTCTTTTTGCCTTGAAATCTTCTTCCCATAAAAACAGCCAAGCGTTTTCCCTGTAATTTTTCAATTCCTCAACAACGGAGGCCTCCCTTCCGGGCAGGAAAGAAAATTTAGAAACCACCCTGTCGCCTTTTTGCTTTCTGGCGATCTGGACATCGAGGTACATTTTGATCGGCATTGAAGTTTTTACGATACTGGTTTCGATCCACCCTACCGTTTCATCCGCATCGGTCAGCCGCACCAGTTGGTTCAGGTTCAACGCTTTGGCTATGACCGATTTGTTCATATCCGAAAAAGGCGAGGCGCAATAAAGGTTAAACGAATTGAATTCAACCTCTATCCTTTTTAATTCTTCTATCTGGTGACCCATCTGCCATGCTTTCATGGGAACGGTACGACCCCTTTCGCAATCGACTGAATAATATCCGCACTTTCAATTTCAGTAGCCACAATTCTGACTTTCTTATCAGTCCATACGACCTCAATATAGCCAATGTCCTTGAGTATCGAGATGTACTTGGCACAAAGATTTTCCTCCTTACAGAATTGGATTGAAGTGCATCCATTTAAAAATAAAAGTAATACAACCGCCCTTATTATCACTATTGCCCCCTGTCTCTTATATAGGTCATCAGGCACCCACAATTTATACGGTTCTCTGCCGAGGCATTGGGATCGCCGGGATGTAGAAGTTCCTCACCGCCAACGATAAACTTTGCTTCCTGTTGCACCGTCTGCCCATCAGCCGCGGCATGATCTTCCCGCTCAACCCCCGACCACAACCAGACCTTCATCATTGGTGTTTTTAGAGAACGGATCGCCTCCAGCGAGCCACGGTTTTGCGCTGTCACCGTTTCGGTTAATGCGATTACCTTTGAACGCACTTTTGAAAAACGCTTGTAGGCGCCCTGAACTTCTTTGGAGATTTCAGGCAGGGATTTCCCGCCAGCGGAGCCCTCCCCAATTATTTTTTTAATTTTATTCTTGGTAGTGCGGGTGACGTTGGTCACCAACTCGGCAACATGGAGAATGGATGCCTGTCGCATCGCCAACACGAAAATTTCATCTTGATGTATTTTCGTTTCAATGTCGGGGTTGGCTGACTTGATTTTACGCAACGCCCTGTCTCCGAAAGCCCGCATGATTGTCATCCTGTTCTTAATAATCAGGCTTTCCCACTTGTCCTTGGAATCTTCAATTTCCCGGTCGATATTTCCACCCGCATCGTTACCGAAACGATCCAGAGAATTTAAAATCCTTTTCCTTTCCGAATCAAATAACTGTTTAACAGCCGACTCCATTTTTCTCGTAAATCTTTTCCGCATACGGGCAACGGCAAGCACCTCTTTTCGGTAGCGCCTAGACCGCTTGGATTCTTTTCCGGCTCCGAAAAAATTATCATCGTTATCGGTATCTTCTTCATCGTAATCATCCTCGAAATCTGGATTGGGTTCATCCTCGGACGGGGCTGGAGGTTCTGGAGGGTCGAGGGATTCTTCCAGTGGTTTCTTGGAACCCGACACCATGATGACATCGCCTTCGTCCACCGCATCGTAACCCTTGGCGACTCGCCTTTCGTTCAAGGTCAAATCCTCGGAAGCGTCCAACCGTGTCCATAATTTTTCCCTGTCCTCCTGCAAGGCTTCAATGTCGTCCAGATCAGGCTCGAAAAACAAATCCTCCTCGCCAAACATGGGAGCCAGCCAGTTATTGAAATCATCCCTGAACCTGTCGCACATGGGTAAAACGTTTTCGGTATAAAGAGCCTTCCTAGCCTCACGCCTGTTCTGATAAGTGGACGGTTGCAGTCCTACGAGTTCGGGAGGGAGATTAAAAATCTGGCAGATTTGCAGAGCGGACAGGTCTTGCGATTTTACGAAATCCAATTCCTTCGCATTGAACGCCATTTGTTCCCACTTCATTTTCCCGCCTTCTAAAATCATCGGCTTGTTGGCGTTGTCGGCACCCGAAAACTTGTCCTGAAATTCCTCGCGGATGTTATTCAACGCTTCGGGCGACAAGTCATCCTCGTAGGTGATTATTCCCGATGGTCTTGCAGAGTTCGCCAGCAGTCCCGAGTTCCAGCGTTGCTGGTTCTTGTAGGAATCAATCGACATCGCCGCCACGGCAATCGGACTCAATCCATACCAGTCGTTGGTAGGATGAAAGTCTTTGAAGTGGAGAATTTCTCCACCGATGAACGAAACGCTGGCCCCGGCGTTCGTAAATTTATAGCCTCCGATTCGGTTGAGCGCATCAGGGATTACCGACATCCTGTCCGGCCTCAAAGCGTAAAGGTACTGCGGGACACCGGAATTATTCGTGGCGGCCTCGATATAGCTGTTACCAGCGATGAGGTAGTGGGATGCCATCGCCTGCAAAAAGGAAGCCGACCCCTGATGAGGATTAGGCCGATTCCACAAGGAGAGCATGGGGTGGGATTCTATTTCCTCCCGTTCCCCGTTCCGTGTCCTGAAAAGCCCCCATTTTATTCCTGCGAAGGCAACCGCAATTTCACGAACACAGGCGTAGGCGATTCCCGTTTGGTTGTATCCCTCTTTCGCCAGCGAAAACTCCCGCTGGTCTTTCGGGGGCGCGGCCCCTGAATGGAGAAACATGGTAAGAAGTTTGTTCGTTTTTGAACTCTTTCTAAATATATTGGAAAGGCTGTCTATGAATTTCATATTGAGTGGGCCCTTGGAGTTTTTAAGGTGACCAGCAGGTTAAACGCTCCTGATGCGGAGTCCACGTCATCATCGTGGTCGCCCTCGGGGAAGTTCTCCAAGGTTGCCAAGAAAGGCCTGTTCCAATTACCTTCTACAATTTTCACGTTTCCAGATTCGCATTGAGCCGAAAGCGGTTTCGCCCTGACCTCTTTGCTTGTGGTCGCAAGGATCGCCTTCACGGCAAACCCCGCCAATTGTTTTATAAGGTAATTGACTTCCATTTTCCCTGCCTGACCGGGGTCCTGTTCAAGCCCGATCAGTACATTGGGACCATCGTGCTTTGCGGTGTTGACAATCAACTGCTCCACTTTCATGGGTGAATACCTTCTGCGAATGACATCCATAACCCAGAAATATCCCTTTGTACATCTTCCCATGAGAACGCCCACCGTCCAATCCGGATTATTGGTAGCGTTCTTTTCCGTTGCCGCCCTGTCCCAATAGCGAGTCATGGTAACGATTTCAGCGGGTCGATGGGGAACGACCTCGAACCACTCGGTTCTGAAAAAATACCCTGCGGACGGTCGAATCTTCCAATTTCCTTTCAACAGCCGCTCCCGATCCACGAAAGGTAGCGATTCTAGGTTCGCAAGGTATTCAGGATTAACTTTTAACAGGGCGGGGTTGTCATGGACGGAACTTGGAATAAAAGTAAAACTCTTGGGGAGTACTTCTGCGTCCAGCATTTTCTTCCCCTTTTCAAACACTAAAAATTTCACGGCAAGTGAGTGTGAGTTAAACCATATTAAGTTTTCCCCATCTCTCACAAACCAACGAATGATTCCTGATCGTTCAGGAATTGCAT